ACTAAACTAACAGTTCAATCGTTTGCCGTGTATATTGCTGCGGGCCGCGTTAAAGTAGGAGACATGAAGCCTAATGAGGGGTTAGCTAATACATGGGAGTTAACTTTTACTGTAACTAAGCAACATATAGATAGTGGGGTAACTAATTATCTGGAAATATACCAATACCCGTCAGCTACAAAAGGAGCTGTTCAAATTGAGTGGCTCAAACTAGAAAAAGGCAATACTCGAACCCCGAATATTAGTGAGTATAAATATCGTGGTACTGGTATGCGTGATTCAAACAATCCAAAAGATTATGTTTGGGATCTAGCACCAGAATATGTCGAAGATAATTTGGCCACAGATATTAAAATTTCTGAAATTACTGGTAAAGCAAACAATTATACCGATGGGAAAGTATCGGAGATTAATTCGCAGTTGACTGCTTCAATTAATGAAGTAGACACCACAGCTAAGGATGCTCAAACAAAAGCGAATGCTAATGCGACTGCTATAGATGAATTAGACAATAAGATCGATGAACGCATTAATGATACAGCTACTACCACATTAACAGTTACAAACGGGAATACCGGATCAGCAAAGCTTTATCGTGAAGGAAAAACCGTCACTATTTATTTTTTTGCGTTGAATGGGAAAAGCAGTGGTGGAAATGATTCAACGATACTAACAATTCCAGAAGGCTATCGGCCACCAATTAGTTTTGAGCAACTGGTTGGCTCGATAGACCGTTCTACTTTGAACAGTGCTCAGTTATCTATTGGTGCAGATGGAGCCATTAAATGGCGAAGAAACTCAAGTTATGGATCGGATTATACCTTTGCAATTACTTACACGATTTAGAAAAGCGTGAATCGATATGAAGGCAGCATATAGACCAATTGAACCTTACGGATTCGAGCAAATCATTGTGAATGATGAAGAACATTTACCGGAAGAATGCACAGAAGTCGAACCACCGATTCCAAATTGGAAACCGAAATTCAATTACTGGGAGGGAAATAAATGAAAAACATTTGGAAATATGGACGTACTGGCGGAGAGTACGCAGGAAAAGTATTGGACGACATGCTTGTATCCGTTCCTTACACAGATCAGCCACCGCTTGAAGGAATTCGTGCTGATGGCGAACCGTTAACAATCGCTGATCAAATGTTTGATCCTAAATTGAATCAATGGATTATTTTAGCGAACGCACTAGATCACAACGATTTAAACAATCTCAAAGCAATGTATGAGTCGTTAGAAAATGAGAACGGCGATTTAAAACAGATCAATGCCAAACTCATGCTAAGCGATGTAGCAATTAAACAGGAAAATACTGCATTGAAAGAAAAAGCGGATAGTTTAGCACAAATCAATTCAAAAATGATGCTTGCTTCGTTACAAAATAGCAAAGACATTTCAGAAATTAAAGAGCAACTAAATCCAGCTTCAAAGGGAGGTGAGTAGTATGTTTAGTTTTAGCGATGTGAAAATGATGTATGATTGGGGCTGTTTCACTAACGAACAAGTAATGGTTTTCGTTCCGTTGTGCATTACTGAAGAAAAAGCAGATAAAATCATTAGCAAAGAAGAGAGCGCATCTTAATTGATGTGCTTTTTATTTTGATTCAAGGAGTTGTCACATGATTAATTTAGGGGAATGGGGAGCGATAGCAGGATCAATAACCGCTATCGTTTCTTTGATTTTATTAGTAATAAAACCAATTACTGCATCTTTCTCGAAGATTACTGAGACTCTTTCAAAAGTAAGTCACAATTTAGATTTGCTGACTAAAGATTTAGAATCGAGCAAATCAGATCGATTGATGATTCATGAAGAACTAAAGAAACACGATGAAAGATTAGATACACATGCAGAAAAATTGGTAGAACACACGCAACAAATNAAAACTTTNTTTAGGGAGAGAAGAAAATGAATAATAAAACGTTCGAAGTACTAAAATGGTTCGCACTGGTAATTATTCCCGCACTAGCTACTTTCGTGGGGTTAGTTGGTAAAGCGCTCAATTGGCAGTACACAGATATCTGTGTTGTCATCATTACTGGTTTTGGCGCGTTTTTAGGGAGTGTGTTGGGTGTATCAAATCGAACCTACAAAATGTTCTCGGCTGAAAGCGAAGAAGGAGGAAACAAATGAAAAAGAAAATTACTATTACTGCGATGAGCCTGTTAACGGCTCTTTTTTTATTACCCATTAATACGTTTGCTTATACTATTAATGACGAGTATAATTTAGCGCCGAATCAAGGAGACTCCAGATTAGCAATTCCTAACAAAATTATTTTGCACGAAACTGGAATAGATGCACCAGCAAGAAACGTAGCCGCCAACATGAAAAATAATTATAACGGAAGCAATTCTTATACTACAGATGTTATTGGTGACGGTGGGATTGTTTACCGTGTGGGTGAGCAAGGATATGTTTCGTGGGGAGCTGGTAACGCTAATCCTTATGCGCCTGTACAGATTGAATTACAGCGCACATATGATAAAGCATTGTTTGAAAAAAACTATCGAGCTTATATTGAATATACAAGAGATAGTGCAAAAAAATATGGAATTCCATTGACTCTTGATCAAGGAACTTCTTTATTTACAAAAGGAATCATTTCTCATTTGTGGGTGACAAATTATGTTTGGGGGAACCACACAGATCCATATGGTTACTTATCGCAAATGGGAGTTAGCAAAGAAAAGCTTGCTTATGATTTAGCTCATGGATTTACCGATGAAAATCCAACAACTTCTGAAAACAAGCCTGTCATTGATCCAACACGAGCTGGTGCAGCTAATCCTACGCTGACAGATGGAACAAATCACGCCCACATTGATCAGTTTGGGGAAATCGAAAACGCAAACTTGCATGTGGCTGGATGGCACATTGCTAACTATAAATACGAGTATATTTTCATTATGGACTACAATACTGGGAAAGAATTAGCTCGAGTAAGAGCTGATGGAATTTATAGACCAGATGTAAACCAAGCTTATAATACTTCTGGAAATGTTGGTTATCATGTATCTTTCAATATGCGTAATTTTCCTAGTAAGAAAGTCTATGTAATGATGCGGGCAACGAATGATCCAGAGGGAAACACTAAAGGCGGTGCGCAAGATTTCCATGACAAACGTTGGTATTTAAATATTCCTAAACGATAA